ATGAACGTCTCGGGCATCCACTCCCCACCGGCGCCGCTGGTGTTGTTGAAGGCGCGAGAGGCGCGAGCCTCCAGGGTCTTCTCCAGAGCTTCGGCGATGCTGGCCGGCGCGCGGCTCAGCGCGCGGGCGACCTCCATGTCCAGCACGGGGGTGCTGGGATACTTCTGGCACATCCGCGCGAGGCTGCGCTGGGTGAGCAGCTTCTGGACGTCCTCGTGCCAGGAGCCGAAGACCTCACGGTCGTCGAAGATGCCGGGCAGCTCGGCGTCGTAGGAGCGGCCGGCGTACTCGAAGCGGGTGCGGCTGGTCTTGAGGCGCACCTCGCCGCTCTTCTCGTTGACGTAGCGGCGCGCCAGGTGGGACTCGGGGCCGCTGATATCGCGGGTGGCCGCCGGCTTGGCGCTGGCACGCTCGACGGCCTCCTGGAGGTTCTGGGTCAGCTCATCGGACTTGGAGCGAAGCGCGACGTTATCGCCAGCCAGATCGCGCACCGTCTTCTTGAGGTGGCCCATGAAGTCGCGCATGGACGCTTGGTTGGTGACCTTAGTGGGGTCCAGGTTGTCGATGGAGCGCACCACATCTTCGATGGCGACGTCGGCGTCCTCCTCGAAGCCGTCCTCCATGGAGTCCTCGAACTCGCCGTCCTCCATGGGACCGTCGTGGAAGCCGCCGCCGCGAGAAGGGGGGGGGTCGGTGGCCAGGGAAGCCGAGGCCAGCAGGAGGGGAAACAGGGTTCGAGACATCAGGCGTCCTCGGGCAGGTAGGAGGTCAGGAGAAGAAGCCGTCCAGCTCGTCGGCCGGCGCTTCGGTGGAGAGGGTGAAGAAGTCGTCGAAGGGGTCCGTGGAGCCGCCCTCGTCGGTGCTGGTGTCGGCGCCAGTGGCCGGCTCGGCCAGGCGCGAACGCAGGCGCTCCAGGAGGGCCTCGTCGCCCAGGAGGCGCTCGACAGGGTCGGCGGTGACGTGCTCGAAGGTCTCGGGCACCCCGCGCACCTTGAGCGCGCTGGGGAGGGAGGGCACGGGGACTGCGGAGAACTCCAGCAGCGTGATACCCTGACGGACCCAGCCCCAACCATCGCTGTACCAGGGGTGGACCTTCTCGTAGCTGCGTCGCGGCGTCCAGCTGGACTGAGCCCCGAAGTAGACGCCCGCCGACACCGCGGACATGAAGCCCTCGCGGTACTGGCGGTCGACCTCGGCGCCCTCGGCGCTCTTCAGGTCGAAGGCGACCTCCGCCCAGAGTTGCTCACCGATCAGGACGATCTGCACGCAGCGCCCGACGGGCTTCTTCTCGTAGTCGTGAGCCCACTGGACGACGGGGTTCTCCCGGTAGTCCTCCAGGAACCAGGGCGCGGCCCAAATGTCCCCGTCGCGGGCCTCGACAGCGTCGGAGACCAGGAAAACATGGGACTCCTCGGCGGGGAGTTCGCGAACGAAGCCCTCAGGGAGGTCGGCGGCGGCGCGGATGGCCCGGCCATAGACACGGTGGCTGACCTGACTCACGCGCTCTCCTTGAAGAAGCCCTCGAAGTCGATGACCTCGGTGGGCGGGGCGGGCTTCGGCGCGACTGCGGGCGCACGGCGAGCCGCCAGCGCGACCAGCAGGCGACCTGTCAGCGCCGCGACGGCGACCTGGCGGGGGCTGGCCTCGGGTGCCGCCCCATCGTCGCCGTCGGTGTCAGCGGCCTCGGTGGTGTCGCTGAAGAAGGACTTCCCGACCGGCCCCATGATGGTCTTGGCAGTGGCCTCGTCGAGGTTGAAGAACACCTGCAGCATCGAGACGCCGGAGTCGTACGGCAGCAGCCCTGCGGCTACGTCCTGGATGATCTCCTTGGCGGCGCTGACCTGGGCACCGTTGAGCGCGGTGTCCTGAGCCTTGTCCGCATCAGCGACGGGCTCGACAGGGCCGGCGGGCTTCGCCTCTTCGGTCTCGCCGGCGGGCTTGGCGGCCTCGACAGGCGCGACACCCTCGGGCAGATCCTCGAAGCCCTCGAAGGCAGCGGCCTCGGCGAGCGGGACGCCCTGCTCCACCCAGACGACCACACGGTTCTGACGGTCGGTGCGGGACTCCTGCAGGGCCTCGATACCCGAGGTGTCGTAGACCACTCGCGCCCGAGGGTCGAAGCGGCGGGCGACTTTGGTGTAGCCCCCCGCGATGAGCGCCATGCGCCCGCTCTGGCGGATCCAGTACTGTTTATCCTGCTCCTTGGCGGTGGCGTAGTTCGCCGAGGGCAGACCCACCTTGGTCGGCGGCACACCGAACGCGGCGAGGATCTCCTCACGGGTGAAGTTCCGCCCGCCGAGCCACTCCGCGTCTTTGAGCGAACTGTCCAGCGTCGTCACATTCACCAGGCCGCTGGTAACCAGGATGCCGGAGCGCTCCACGCTGGCCTTGTAGGCGTCGGCGATGGCCTTGCGGGTCTTCTTGTCCCACTCGTCCGCGCTGTCCTCTACGGGACTCAGGATGACACCGGGGCGAGGCGTGGCGGTCTGCCGCTCCCAGCCCCTCGCGGCGGCGTGGTCAGCGCTCAGGGTGCGATGCAGCGTCTGGATCTGCCCGGTGCCACGGAGGCTGCGGGGGTCGTCCTGCCAGCTCGGGCCTCGGAGGTGCATCACGTCGGCGGGGTCGTAGTCGACGCTCGGCCCCATGCCCTCGTACCGGTACGCCGCAGGCCCGCCCCAGTCGCCCGGGATGGGGTTGCAGCGCGCGGGGTGCATCAGCGTCAACGAGGACGGGCGACGCCCGCCCAGCATCAGGCCGTAGCCATCGCCGGCGAGCATCCACCACACCGCCAGTTGTGACTCCCACACGACCCGGTCCTGCCAGCTCGTCGGCTGCTCCAGGAGGTAGAGCGCGTCATGGTCGTCCACCCGCTCAGCCGCGGAGCCTCGGCCCCGCATGACCGTGAGCGGCACTTGGGCGAGATCCAGGGCGACCACCTCGGCGCAGGCCCGCACGAAGGGGAACCCGGCATAGGCGCTGAGCGCCTGGCGGACGTCGTAGTCCGCGCGGATGGCCGTCTCCGTGCCGTAGTCCGCGCCCGCGCTGTGGTGGGCCGGCTGGCTCGTCAGGCTCAGAGCCCGCGCCAGTCGATCTCCCAGGCGACGCAGCCAGGAGCCCGTCGGTTGCTCGACGGGAGCGGGGAGCAGGAGCGGGGCGGGAGCGACCACACCTCATGTGTAAGCCAGTCTGTCCATGCATGTCAATGAATAGCTATGCACAATTATGCAGCAGGACGGCTATCCGGCGGTCACCCCGAACCCGCCCCCGCTGCGGTGGATGTGGTAGACGATGTACCGGATACAGTCCACGAGATGGTCGTTAGCCTTGACGATGACCCCTTTCTCGTCGCGCTTGTAGAGCTCCATCTCCTCGATGGCGTCGGGGGCACCCTCGGCGATGGCGGCCCGGCTGCCGTTCCGGTGGAAGACGAGCCGGGGATAACCCTGCTCCGTGAGCGCCAGTCGCTCATGCACGGCGTCGATGCCCAACTCTATAGGCTTCTTGGCTGCGACAGTGCGGAGGGCGTGGTCGCGGCGTAGCTCGTCGCGGGCCTCTTTGTCGGCCGGGTCCGCGAGGGTGATCCTGTACCGCTCGGCGGCGCTAAGTGTTTTGACCTGTCTGGCGTTGCCGGTGAGCTTCACGTCGTAGCTCTTGTACGCCCGGTAGATGTGGAGCTGATCCCTGTCGGGATCCAGCGCCGCCCAGACGCAGGCGAAGTTCAGCCCGAAGTCGATGCAGCGGTAGCGGGCCCAACCGGCGGGGATGTCCCGGTCATCGATGACGTGGACCTGCCGGGAGAAGGAGGGGTAGATCGCCCCCTTGGCGGTGGCCCACTTGCCCCACAAGCGCGCGTCCTGCTTTGTTTTCGGCAGGTGTTTGAAGCGCTTGCGCAGTTCGGTGCTATCGACATGGGGGTTATCGAGCCCGGTGATGGTGCCGTTGTAGTGCTCGGGGTCCGATGCGCGAACGAACACCCGGTGGGGCCACGTCACGCCCTTGAGCGGGGTCATACTCAGGAGCACAAGGCCCGCGGGCTCCCCTCGTGGGGCCTCGGCGGTCGCCCGGAGAGACTCCTCGTAGATGTCCTCGTCGTGTTCCTCGTCGAGCACCACCAGCCGCACGCTCGCGCCCTGGAATTTGCCTCGCCCCT